ATCCCCCCAGCCTCCCAAGGTCGTCCAGCAAGGGCCGACCCGGCAGGAAATGAAGCAGCAGAAGGCTGAGCTGAAGGAGGTCAAGCAGGACATGAAAGCCCAGCAGCAGGACTTCCAGGCGCAGCTCCAGGCGCAGATCGACGCCGCGGCCGAGGCCGATGCTGCTGCAGCCGCTGAGGCGCAGCGCATCACCGAACAGCAGCAGGCCAACGCAGCTGCTGCCAGCCAGACCTACATGACCGATGTGAGCCAGCAAGCCAACAGCGGTGCAGCGCTGACCACGGCAACGGCGCCAACGGCACCCGCGCCCCGCCGCGCCAGCCTCACCATCAATGGCCAGAGCCGCGCAGGCGCAGGCCTGAACATCGGCGCATGACAGCAGAAGCCCGCTACAAGAAGCTCGAACCCGCCAGGAACCACTGGATCGACCGTGGGCGGAAGGCTGGAGCGCTGACGCTGCCCTGGCTGCTGCCATCTGATGGCGAACCCCAACCGCAGTCGATGGAGGAGATCCAGCACCCGTGGGATGGCATCGGCCAGCGGGGCGTCCACAACATCGCCAGCCGGCTGCTGCTGGCCCTGCTGCCGCCCACCGAGAGCTTCTTCCGGTTCGTCCACGACGACATGGAGTTTGCCCGCCAGCAGGCGGAAGCCGCAGCAATGGGGATGGGCCCCGAGAAGATCGCTGAGCTCAAGACCCAGATCGACAAGACCCTGGGCCTGATGGAACGGGCGGTGCTGCGCAGCATCGAGACCAGCAACGACCGCACCGCACTGCATGAGGCCCTGCTGCACCTGATCGTGGCCGGCAACTGCATGGCCTATGTGCCCGAGGAAGGGTGCAAGGTGTTCAACCTCTATCGCTATGTCCTGCGGCGCGACCCGATGGGCAAGCCGCTCGAAGCAATCGCCTGCGAGCGGATCCCGGCGGATGAGCTGCCCGAGGCGGCCCGCGAGATCCTCGACAAGGCCGAGCCGATGGATGCCGCCTACGAGGACCTCCCCGGCGGCGGGCGGGAGGAGCAGCCCGACGAGCGAATGGTCAGGGTCTACACCCACGTCCGCTGGGAGAAGGACAAGTGCCGCTGGTATCAGGAGCTCAAAGGGCACCGCATCGAGGGCAGTGAGGGCCGCGCACCCCGCGACGTGGCGCCGTGGATCCCGCTGCGCATGTTCCGCATCGACGCCGAGGACTACAGCCCCGGCTATGTCGAGGCCGCGTGCATGGCGGACCTGCAGACCGCGAACGCCCTCACCCGGGCCCTGACCGAGGGAGCGCTGGTGTCAGCCATGGTGAAGTTCCTGGCCAAGCCCGGCGCTGCCGTCACCGCCAAGCAGTTCAACGAGGCCGCCAACGGCGCCTGTCTCACCGGCAACCCGGAGGACATCACCGCCGTGCAGGTGGGCAAGGGCAGCGACCTGGCCGTGGCTGAGCAGCGGCTGCAGCGGGTGCAGGCCCGGCTGGCGACCGCCTTCATGCTGAGCGACATCCGCGACAGCGAGCGCACCACCGCCGAGGAGGTGCGGCTGCAGGCCCAGCAGATCGAGAACAGCCTGGGCAGCGTCTACTCGATCCTCACGACCGAGTTCCAGTACCCCTACATCAGCCGCAAGCTGCACCTGCTCACCAAGGCCGGCGGCCTGCCGCCGCTGCCGGATGACTCGATCAAGCCGGTGGTGAGCGTGGGCCTGGCAGCCGTGGGCCGGGGCAACGACCTCGAGCGCCACGCCCGCTTCATGCAGATCCTGCAACAGACGATCACCCCCGAGGGCACGCTGCAATACCTGATGCCCACCGAGCTGATCAGCCGGCTGGCAGCAGCGATGGGCATCGACACGGTGGGGCTGATCAAGACCCAGCAGCAGATCGAGGAGGAGCAGGACGCTGCCCGGCAGGCCGCCCAGCAGCAGGCGCTGCTGCAATCGCCAGTGGCGGATCCGCAGAAGCTGGCCACCGCCGCGGCCACCGTTCAGGACATGCAACAACCCACTGAAGAACCCGCCCAATGACCGCCACCCCAATCCAGCCCACCCCCGACCAGCTGGCCCTGGCCGGCCCTGGCTACGACAAGGACGCCCTGGCTGGTTTCCTGCAGGAGATCGCCGAGGAGGACCGGGCCCTTGCCGCCGGCACGCTGGAGCCGCCCGCCCCGGTCGCTGCGCCTGACTTCGCCACCCTGGAGGTGCAGGGCGACGAGGTGGAGGCCGAGCAGGAGCAGCAGCCGCGCCTCTTGGCCGGCAAGTACAAGACCCAGGAGGAGCTGGAGAAGGCCCACCTTGAGCTGCAGCGGAAGCTTGGTCAGCGCGCCACCGAGCAACCGAGCGAGCCCGCCGAGGTCAAGGCACTCACCCGCGAGGAGGCCGTGGCCGGCTACGGCGAGACCGTGGTGGCCGCCGCCGAGCAGGAGGGGGTCGACCTGGCGCAGTGGGATGCCGCTGTGCAGCGGGGCGAGGACACCAGCGCCATGCGGCAGAAGCTGGCCGGGGCCCTGGGCCTGCCCGAGGCGCTGATCGAGCGCTACGAGTCGGCCTATCGTCCGGCCGAGGCCCAGCCCGCCACTGCCGGCCTGAGTGATGAGGACGCCGCGGCGATCCGCGTCGAGGTGGGCGGCGATGCCAAGTTCGTCGAGCTCAGCCAGTGGGCCCTGGCCAACCTGAGCGAGGCCGAGCTGGCCGACTACAACGAGGCCGTCAACACCGGCAACCCGGCTGCGGCCCGAGCGGCAGTGCGCTGGCTGCAGAGCAAGGCCGCCACGGCGGACAAGGAGCCGGCCCTGGTGATGGCCAGCGGCGGCACCGCCAACCCTGCCCTGGATGTGTTCGAGACCGAGGCAGAAGCGGCAGAGGCCAAGGAAGCGCTGACCAAGGGCGGCAAGAAGCGGTATCTGGTGGATGAGAAGTATCGCCGCTACATCGACGCGAAATTTGCACGGTCTCCAATTTTCGTGTAGAAGGTGTGCATGAGTACGTCTGCACTCACGCAGAGCACAGGCCGGCCTAGGCCGACACCCTGACCGCGAACCCGTCGAGATAGCAGAGGCTCACCGCACACATTGCAGTGACGCTTATCACGCCATCGCGGCTTGGCCAAATCAGGGGCAACGCCGCAGACAACTACGCCCTATTCCTCAAGCTGTCGATGCAGGAGGTGTTGACCGCCTTCGATCGCAAGCTGGTGTTCGCCGACAAGGTGAAGAACCGGAGTATCAAGGGTGGACACAGCGCCCGATTCAAGATCACCGGCCGAAGAATTGCTGGGTATCACACCCCTGGCACGGCGATCACCAACGTTCCCACCGACGCCAACAACCCCAACCCCAGTAACGCACCGTCGGACCGGAACGAGACGCTCATCAACCTCGATGGGCTTTTGATCGCGCCGGATACCATCTATGACCTCGACGACCTCATGGAGGACGTTGAGTATCGCCAGGACTTCATGCACCAACTGGGCGAGGCCCTGGGCTGGGAGCGCGATCAACGTGCTGCCAGGATCCTCTACGCCTCGGCCAAGAAGTCCACTGAGCCCCTGGCGAAAGGTGGTCGCAACAACGGCCGGACCGGCTTCACCAAGACCCTTTCCGCCGGCTATGCCACTGCCTCAAAGCAGGCCCGTGGCGACGAGCTGGCCCAGGCCATTGGCGATGTCGTGGTCGCCCTTCGCAAGAAGGACGTGCCGGTCGAAGATTTCGTGTGCGTGGTCGCGCCCGAGGAGTTCGACTTTCTGACGGAAGGATCCAAGATCATCAACGCTGACTTCAACTCTGGCGTTGTCAGTGGCGCCTACTCAGCCGGCACGATCGGCAGGGTGAAGGGCCTGCCGGTGACGTGGTCTAACCATGTCACCCAGCCCGCCTACACCCTCCAGACCTTCGACCGGAACCCTGAGTACGCACAGAACCTGACCAAGTGCCGGGCAATCATCTTCCACAAGGACGCGATGGGGATCCTGAATCTCCGCCGCCCCCAGCTGCAGATGACCGCCCCCGGTGGTGACTACAACGTGGTCTACCAGGCTCAGCTGTTCGTTGCGCGGATGGCCATCGGCATGGCTCCGCTCCGCGCCGAGTGTGCCGCCGTGATCGAGGTCCCGTAGACTTCCTTCGGAGTGAGGCGTTCGACGGCCCTGCCTTCGGGTGGGGCTTTTTCATGGCTGCCGATAGCATTGGTCTGCATGGCTGCAGAGACATGGGCCTGACGAACCAATGGGCAACGCCAGGCCGCACCACCCTGCTGGAGGCGGTGAACATCGTGCTGATGAACATCGGCGAGCAGCCGGTGTCCACGCTCGAGAACCAGCAGGTGCTGGAGGCCCGCACCGCAGAGGCCACCATCCTGGAGATGCACAAGGAGGGGCAGACCCGCGGCTGGAGCTGGAACAGCGAGCGCGAGTACCCCTTCGCCCGCAGCAGCAGCGGCGAGATCGTGCTGCCCGCCAATGTGATCAGCTGGCAGCCGGACCCCTACGAGTTCCAGCACCGCTACCAGTTGCGCGGCCAGCGGGTCTACGACAAGGAGAGCCGCAGCTACCAGATCCCGGTCGCCCAGCTCAAGGCGGATGTGGTGTGGCTGCTGCCCTGGGACGAGTGCCCCGAGGCTTACAACCGCTGGTCGCTGATCCGCGCTGCCCGGGTGTTCAGCGCCCGCACCATCGGCGATGTGAGCGGGGTGCAGTACACCCTGGCGGATGAGCAGCAGGCGCTGATCGAGCTGCTGCGGGTGGAGAACACCCAGGAGGCGCCGAACATGATCACCGGCCGCAAGCGGTTCCCCACCTTCCAGCCCGCCGAGGGTCTGACCGATCGGGCCATGGGGGGTGTGTTCCTGTGAGCCTGATCAGCTACCTGATCCCAAACCTGATCCAGGGTGTCAGCCAGCAGCCGGATGCTCAGCGCCAGCCCACCCAGGCCGATGAGCAGATCAATGGGGTGAGCTCACTCAGCGAGGGGCTGCGGAAGCGTGAGGGCAGCCAGGCCCTGGCCAAGATCAGCGACAACTCGCTGGGCAACGTGATACTGCATCACATCCAGCGCGACCAGGTGGAGCAATACATGGTCGTCATCAGCCGGACAGGGGTGCAGGTGTTTGAGCAGCTCACGGGCGCCGAGCGCACCGTGGTGGCGCCGGAGGGCTATGGCTACCTGGCGTCAGGCGCGAACGCTCGCACAGACTTGCGAGCCGCGACGATTGCGGACTTCACCTTCATCAGCAACACAAAGGTCAAGCCGGCGATGGCGCCTCCCCTGGCGCCAGCCACGCCGCGACCCTTTCCTCATGAGTGCCTGGTGTGGGTCAAGGCGGCGAACTACGGGCAGACCTACGAGGTCAACCTGAACGGCACGCTGGTCAGTGTGCAGACCGCCGTGCAGGCGGTGGTGGTTGATGGCAATGGCGAGGTCACTGAAAACCGGATCTCGGCCGCCGAGATTGCCAGACAGTTGCGGCAGGGTCTGTTGGGCGTCAACAACGTGGAGATCGCCCGCCGCAGCTCAGTTCTGTGGATCCGCAGCGACAGGCCCATCACGATCGAGGCGGCGGACGCCCGCTCCAACAGCGATATCACCGCGATCACCAACACGGTGCAGGCGTTCACCGACCTGCCCACCATCGCCCCCGGGGGCTACCAGGTGGAGGTGGTCGGCGACCCGAGCAACAAGTTCGATGGCTACCACGTTGCCTTTGCGCCTCGCAGTGGTGTGTTTGGCGAGGGGCAGTGGGAAGAAACCGTTGCGCCGGGGGTGCCGTACCAGATCGACCCCAGCACCATGCCCCATGTGCTGGTGCGGAGGCCCAACGGGACTTTCTTGTTTGGCCCGGCCGATGGCACGGTCACGCAAGAAGCAGAGATCCCGTCCTGGGGGCAGCGCACAGCAGGCAATCTGGACTCGTCGCCCGACCCGGGCTTCATCGGTCACCCGATTCAAGATGTGTTCGTGTTCAAGAACCGCCTGGGATTCCTGGCGGATGAGAACATCATTCTCAGCCGATCGCGGGATTTCTTTGAGTTCTTCCCAGAGACTGCAACAGCAGTTCTGGACACCGACCCCATCGACATCACGGCCACCAACCCCCGCGTGGCGCTGCTCCGCCATGCGATCCCGTATCAAGACGAGCTGATCATCTTTGCCGATCAGATTCAGTTCCGGTTTAACGCATCAGCAGCGGCGCTGACGCCATCAACGGCGCAGATCACGGTGCTCACGCAGTACGAGATCGACCCAGATGTGAGGCCGATCCCGGTTGCTGGCGCGATTGTGTTCTGCCAGGCAAACGGCGAGTGGTCGCAGTTCCGCGAGTTCAGCATCCGTGGTGCTGGAACGGCTTTGGTGGCTGATGCTGCCGATCTGACCAGCTATGTAAGCAGCTATGTTCCCAACGAAGTGCTGCGGCTGGCGGCAAACGACACGGGCTATTCGTGGTTCGCAATCTCCGAGAAGTTTGGCTTCCGCAATCACATTTATGTGTTCAAGTATTTCTCTCGCAACGTGGGCGAAGGGATGCAGCGCGAGCAAAGCAGCTGGAGCTATTGGCGGTTCTCCAGTGCGCAGCGAATCCTGCAGATCGTGTGCGTGCAGGAGACGCTGTCTGTCGGCACGGGACAGCGCCACAGAAGTCAACGGCCGCTCGCCGATGCTCCTCGACCGCATGGTCAGCACGACAGCTGCGACCCCTGGCCCCATCAGGGTGAGCAACGGCGAATACGACGCCGATGCCAAGACGACCACATGGGTCCTGCCTTACAGGGCAGAGTCCCTGACGCAGGCCTGGTCTGGCTATGCGCCTGGCCAGACCGGCGGCGTCCTGCTTGGCGAGACGCTGAGCGGCCGACGCATCACGGCCAGGGGTGACTGGCGCAACAAGGAGGTGTGGTTCGGAGCTGCCTACGAGTTCCTGTACCGCTTCACCCGCTTCCGGCTATACCGGGATGCCGGCGGCGGCCGGGTGCCGGGCAATGTCGAGCGGCTGCAAGTGCGCCACGCCAAGATCCGCTACCACGGCAGCGAGTTCTTCGAGGCCTGGGTGTTGGCCGAACGCCGCGAACCGGCCGTCTACACCTTCACCCACAGCGCCCTGGCGGTGCGCAATTCGCTGGTCGGCATCGAGGAGGAGGGGCCCTATGCCGACTCGCTGCAGGAGGGGGTGTTCACGGTGCCGATCCAGTCAAACGGTGAGAAGTGCGTGGTCGAGCTGCGCAACAGCACCGCCCGCCCGTGCCGCTTCGCCAGCTGCGAATGGGTGGGGATGGTCCACACCAAGGCGAGGGCAATGCGATGAACTGGGCGTCGCCGACAAGAAAGCGGGTGCTGCACATCGCCCGCCACCTGCGCAAGCAGGATGCCTTCGAGGTGTTCTGCAGTAATGGGATGCAACCGGCGGAAGCTGTGATGACCAGCTGGCAGAACAGCCCTGATTGCCGTTGCATAGAGGGCGACAGCGGAGAGCCAGTGGGCCTGTGTGGCATCGCGCCAAGGGGGAGGATCTGGCTGCTGGCCACCGATGGCCTGCTGGCCACACCGTCCCATCGCCGGCAGTTCTCCAGGGGTGCAAAGCTCTGGGTGGATGAGCTGATCGCCGATGGCGCCGGCCCGCTGTGGAACCTGGCCCTGGCCAGCAATGTGATCACCCTGCGGTGGCTGCGGTCGCTGGGGTTTGAGATCGGCACGCCTGCGCCGCACGGGCCCTGCGGGCAGCTGTTCGCCTACTTCGAGAGGAGGGCGTGATGGTTGCGCCCCTGATGGGTCTATCCCTGGCGATGGGTGGCCTGAACGCAGGCCTGGGGATCTTTGGCGCTTCGCAGGAGCAGGCCGCCGCCGAGCAGGACTATCTCAACCAGCGAGCGCTGCAGGGCGCCAATCAGCAGTTCGCCCAGTGGCAGGCGGCGTTCACCAAGCGCTACACCGACGCAAACCAGCAGTACCAATACTGGCAATCGACGCTGGCCTACAACCAGCAGCGGGCCTATGTGAACAGCCTGCGCAACTTTGAGCTGAGCAAGGCGATCGCTCAGGCCGAAGTGGTGGGGCAGACGCGGGCCGCGGCCGGCGCCGACTTTGCCCTGCAGTCGCAGGCGCTGAGCCAGCAGTTCGCCGAGGCCTCAATGGCTGATGCCGTGGCCTACCAGCAGTACCAGGTGGCAGCGCTCAAGGCGCGGGCGTCGGTGGCGGCCAGTGGGCAGGAAGGCGGCAGCATCGACCGGCTGATCAACGACTACGCCCGCCAGCAGGGCGACTACGCCACGATCCAGCAGATCAACGAGGGGCTGCGCAGCAGGCAGTACACGCGGGCGCAGACCGCGCAGGTGACGCAGTTCCTGAGCCGGTACAACAGCCAGCAGTTCTACGAGCAGCAGCCGTATCTGGAGCCGATGCGGCCCTTCCAGCCGCTGCCGACGCTGCTGGCCCCACCTGCGCCGACGCTCACCGGTGCGCGGCCGAGTAGCGGCCCTGGCGTGCTGGGCGGGCTGACCGGCCTGATGGGTGGCGTGAGCACCGGCCTCAGCGCCTACTCAACCCTCTCCAACATCGCAGGCTGATGAGCAGGGACCTTCCGCTGAACCAGATCCGCCCCGAGGCGCAGCCGCTGAGCACCTTCATCCAGCCTGCGCAGCGGCAGGTGGCAGCACCGGCTGGGCCGCTGGAGATCCCGCGGGTGGCGCAGATCAATGTGATCCAGCAAGGCAGCGGCGGCAGCATCGGCGGCGCCAACAACTTCGCCCGCACTGCTGCAGCGCTGGCGCCGTTCAACCAGCAGCTGACGCAGCTGGTGGGCACCGGGCTGGCGCTCTACGCCAAGAACGAGGTGCAGCAGGGCATCAACGAGGCGATGCGGGCCAAGGCGCTGCTCGATGGGCAGACGGCCCAGTCCGGCGCCGAGTACGCGGCCGAGAACCGCAAGCTGTCGGTGCAGGACCCGATCGCGGGCCTGATGATGGATCAGGTCAACCCGTTCCGCGCAGCAGGGCGGCAGCGGGCGTTGACCGAGCTCGCTGCGATCGAGGCCCCGAGCGCGATGCTCACGGCCTATCGGCAGGCACTGAAGGGCGGCGACGGGCAAGAACCAGCCTTCAAGTGGAAGGAAGGCGACCCCCGGCTGGCGCAGCTCAAGGCCGAGGTGACCCAGGGCCTGGTGCAGAAGTACCGGCTGGACGAGAGCTCCCCGGGGTTCGCGCAGAAGTTCCTGCCGCAGCTGAACCAGGCCAGCGACAAGATCACGGAGCTGCAGTGGAAAGACCGCCAGGACTACCTCAAAAACTCGGTGTGGCGCACAGCCCAGGCGCAGCTGCTGGGCATCTACGGGACCGCGCTGCGGGATGGCATCGAGTTCAACGGCGAGCGCATCACCCCCAAACAGGGCAACCGCTTCCGCACTGCTCTCATCGCCGCATGGACGCTGACGCTTGACGGCTTCGCGGACGAACTGGGGATCGCCGGGGAAGTGATCCCGATGAAGGTAAAGGCGATCGAGGGGGCGCTGGCGCTGGCCGAGTCAGACGGGAACACGGAGCTGCGGGACCTGCTGCGGCAAATCAGCGTCGGCCCGCCGGACAAGTTCGGGCACCGGCCGAACGCCATGTTCTACATGACGAGTGAGGCCCTCGATGCCGAGATCAAATACGGGGAGGTGTTCTACAAGCGGCAGCAGCGCGAGCAGGAATCGCTGGGCCAGGCGTACCAGGACGAGCTGATCAGCAAGACCTACGAGCTGCCGGATGACATGGCGAGGCTGCAGGCGATTGAGGAGTTGCGGGAGGACAAGCGCTTCGAGGCGCTGCCTCTCAGCCAAAAGCTGGAGCTTGAGCAGAGCACCGTCGCCACCGTGAAGAAGGTGACGGACATGGGCCGCAGCACGGATGGGGTGGCGGCCCTGCTGCAGGACATGGACGGCCGGGTGGGGACTCTGTGG